GGCGAAGGCACCGCGAAATTCACAACCGCGACAACCGGGCACAACTGGTAGTGTCACGTTTCACGTGAAACCGCAACCGGACGGCCTTTTGACGTTTACGGCATACGCCCGGCGGATTGGTGTGTCGCAGCAATACGTGTCCAAGCTCGTCGCGCAGGGCAAGCTCCCGACCACGGCCGAGCGGTTGATCGATCCGGCGGTGGCGGACCTCGCGCTACGCGGGACGCGCGACCCGGCCATGCAACCCGTAGTCGACGCCAACGCGGCGCGGCGCGCGGCGGGGCGGCCGGGACATATGACAGGAGGGGGGGCGGGCGCCGGTGCGCGTGGCGGGGCGGGAATACCGCCCGCCGCGCCACCGGTGGCGGTGTTGCCTACCATCGCCTCGGCGACGGCGGCCGATCGCGAGGCGTCGGCGCAATTGAAGCGCCTACGCCTTGACCGCGAGGCCGGGCGCTTGTGCGAGGTCGAGCGGGTGATCGCGGCCGCCGGCGACGTGTTCGCCAGCGTGCGGGCGGCGGTCGAGCCGTTGCCCTACCGCCTCGGGCCGATGTTGGTCGGCCTCGACGAACGCCGGGCGATAACGGTGCTTGAAGGGGAGTTCGCCCGCATCCTGTCCGACCTCGCCGACGCGGTCGAGGCGTTGCCGGAATCCCTGTATTTCGGGACGCGTCAATAGTGACGCCGTTTGCCGACGGCTACCGCCGGTTATGTAGCGCGGCGGCGGGGGCGATTCGTCCGCGGTTGCGGCCGGCGCCGTCGGCGTGGGCTTCCCGGTTCCGGCGGTTGACCGGCAAGAGTGCGGCCGAGCCGGGGCCGTGGCGGAATGAGCGGATTCCCTACCTGTCCGCGGTTATGGACGCGCTCGACCCGCGGCACCCGTCGCCGGTTGTCGTCCTGTGCAAGTCGTCGCAAGTGGGCGGGAGCGAGTGCGCGCTTAATTGGATCGGGTGCACGATCCATTCCGCGCCGGGGTCGATTCTGTGCCTGTTCCCGACGGAAAAGGTCGCGCGCAAGTGGGTGCGAACGCGCCTCGATTCCATGATCGCGACCACGCCGGAATTACGCGCGCTGTTGCCGCTCGGGCGTAACGGTTCGTCGGGGACAACGTCAACGCTCGCCGAAAAGCATTTCCCCGGCGGGGTGCTGTTTACCGGGTCGGCGAACATTCCCGACGACGTTGCGTCGGTGTCGGTGCCGTACCTGATCTTTGACGAGGTCGACCGGATGCCGGCCGTACTCGACGACGAGGGCGACCCGATCGACCTTGCGTTGCGGCGGTCGACGACGTTTCCGCGGTCGAAAGCGCTATTCATTTCGACGCCGACAACGGCGGACGGGTCGCGTATTTGGCCGTTGTTCGAGGCCTCGACACAACACCGCTATCTAGTGCCGTGTCCGCATTGCGGCGAACTGCAAACGCTCGAATGGTCGGGCCTTAAATGGATCGACGGTCGGCCGTCGACGGCGGCGTATGAATGCCGCGCGTGCGCTGCACTGATCGAGGAGCGGGCAAAGACGGACATGCTAGCGGCCGGGCACTGGCACTCGGCGCACCCCGAGCGCGAGGCCGAGGCAACGGGCTTCCATGTCTCGGGCCTGTATACGCCCGTCGGCCTCGGCGATTCGTGGGCGAAGCATGCGGCGGCGTGGGAGCGCGCGCGAGGGAAGCCGGCGCGGGAGCAGGTTTTCTACAATACGCGCCTCGGTGTCGTGCACCGCGGCGAGCGCGTTACGGTGGATTGGCAAACGCTATTCAACCGCCGCGAATCGTACCGCTTGCGCGCGGTGCCGCCCGACGTGCTGTTGCTCACGAGCGGGACGGACGTACAGGCCAACCGGGTCGAAACGCAGGTTATCGGATGGTGCCGCGGCGAGCGTGCGGTCGTGTTGGACTACGCCGTACACTTTGGCGACCCGACGCGGCCGGACGTGTGGGCGGAACTTGACGCGTACTTGCTCCGCGAGTTCGAGCACTCCTTCGGCGCGCGGATGCGGTTGGCGTGCTCGCTTGTCGACGCCGGTTATCTACCCGACGAGGTGTTGCAGTTCACGCGGACGCGCGAGCGTGTCGCGCGCAATGTCTACGCGTCGCGCGGGTCGACCGTCGCCGCGCGCTTGCCGATCGGGCGGCCGTCGCTAGTCGACGTGCGCCATCGCGGGCAGTTAGACAAGCGCGGCGCGGAACGCTATGAGATTGGCGTGACCAATGTCAAACACTGGCTATTCGAGCGGTTGCGATCGGACGAAGGCAAACCCGATGCGCCGGTGCTACCGTCCGATCGGCACATGCGTTTTTCGGACGAACTGCCAGAGGAATACTTTAAGCAATTGACGGCGGAAACGTTCGACCCGAAAAAGGGCTGGATAGCGCGCGCGAACTATCACCGAAACGAGGCGCTAGATACGCTCGTTTTATGCCGGGCCGCGGCGCTACATCATCGCGTGGCGCTGCACCGTATGCGCGAGCCGGACTTCGAGCGGCTAGAGGCGGGCCTTCGCTTGGTGCCTGTCGAGGGCAAGCTCGGCCGCGACGCGATCGCGGTGCGCGGCGGATTCCTGCCGACATCGGCGCGCGTGAACAACGACACACAATAGAGGGCGGACAGTGACGACACCGACGGCAACCGAATGCGCAACGCTGCGCACGCGCTACGCTGCCGCCGATGCGGCGTTGCATGATTTGCTCGTCGGCGGGAAAACGGTGCAAGTCGCCTTCAATGGAAAAATGGTGACGTACGATAAGTCGAGCATCGGCGAACTGCATAGGTATGTGCAATACCTGCGCGACAAGGTAGCGCAATGCGACGGCGGCGAGCGGACTGCGCGGACCATGGTTCGCGTGATCCCGACTAACTGACATGGCGCCCCGGGTCAAAGCTACGGCGGCCGTGCCCAAGGTCGGCGCCACCGCGCATCATGGCGCCTCGGTGACGGCGCGCGACGTGGCCGGGTGGATGCCGCGTCGGTACTCGGCCGACGCCGAAATACTGCCGGACCTTCCCGCGCTCGTCGCGCGATCGAGCGACCTCGACCGCAATTCCGGCGTTGCGCGTGGCGGCATCCAGACGATTGTTGATAACGTCGTCGGGTCGGGGTTGCGCCTGTCGGCGCGGCCGGATTACCGCATGCTCGGGCGCACGCGCGAGTGGGCTACCGATTGGGCACGCGAGGTCGAGGCGCGTTTCCATGCGTGGTATTGGTCGACCGCTTGCCACGCCGGCGACTCGCTTACCGGGGACCAACTAACCGCACAAGTGTTCCGCTCCGCGCTTACGCGCGGCGAGGCGATCGCGCTCCCGTTATGGCTACCGGATCGCGGCGCAACGGCGACGCGCCTGCAAACGGTCGAGGCCGATCGCCTATCGCAGCCGGAAGGCAAGGCGGCAACGGTCGCCTTTCGCGGCGGCATCGAGTTCGACGCGTACGGGAAGCCGATTGCCTATCACATTCGCAAAACGCATCCGGGCGACAGCGCGCTCGACCTGTCGACGCTGCCGGCATGGGAGCGCATACCGCGGGAAACGCCATTCGGCCGCCTGCGCGTGATCCACATTTTCGACGGCGAGCGGCCGGGGCAGTCGCGCGGGAAGCCGTTGCTCGCGTCGGTGTTGCCGCAGTTCAAAAACCTTGATCGGTACACGCAAGCGGAATTGCAGGCGGCGGTTGTTAATGCGTTGGTCGCGATGACCATAACCACGCCAATGGATCAAGAGTCGATCATTGAGCTTTTCAACCGCGACACAAACGCATACTTGAAAGCGCGCGAGGATGCGGCCGGATTGAAATTGTCGAGCGGCGGAATTCTGCCATTGTTCCCGGGCGACAAGGCCGAGGGGTTCATGCCGGCGCGGCCGGCGACCGCGTTTGATGCGTTCGTCACGAACGTCTACCGCCTCATCGCGGTCGGCCTCGACATGCCGTACGAATTGCTCCTAAAGGATTTCAGCAAAACGAATTACAGCAGCGCGCGCGCCGCGCTGCTCGAAGCGTGGCGGTCGTTCAACCGGCGACGCGATTGGCTCGGCACAACATGGCTCGACCGGGTGTATGCGTTGTGGTTCGAGGAGGTGGCGAACGCAGGCACCATCGATGCGCCGGGATTCTACGCAAATCGTTGGGCTTATTTGCGTTGTCGTTGGGTTGGCCCGGGCCGCGGTTGGGTTGATCCGCTAAAGGAAGCGAGCGCGGCCGAAAAGCGTATGGCGATTAGCGTTTCGACGCTAGAGGACGAATGCGCCGAGCAGGGTCGCGACTGGCGCGAAGTGCTCGAACAACTGGCAATCGAAAAAGCGGAACGCGATCGCCTCGGCCTTACACCGCCACCGCCGGTAATAGTGGCGCCGGGCGGTGGCGATCCTGCCGCCGACGCCGACGAAGGCGACGAGCCGGCGGCCCCGGGCAACGAACCTCGCAGCGGCGACGACGCGCCGGCGCAATCTGTCCCCTAGTCGCTAGCGCACTTCTCCTTTGCGCTTCGCGGCATTCGCGGGCGGCCTTTGCGGGCCGCCCGTTTCTTTTTTGGACGGGCAAGCATGGAACATGCACGCATAGCGGCGCGGCTATACAACGCGCCTTTGCTCCTGACGCCGGAAAAGGCGGACGTGCTCGACCGCGTTTTTCGTGACTATGTGTCGGGGGCATCCGCCGCGACGCCGGTGCCCGATCGCGCGCAGCGCGAACAGACGCACGTCGAGCTAGCGCTCGCCGGCGTCGGCCCGGTGCGCCGCACCGAAGGCGGCTACATGCTGACCGGCGAGGGCGTGGCGATTGTCCCCGTCGTCGGCACGCTCATGCAACGCACGAGCGGGTTTGA